GCTCAAATCTGTTACGTGGTCTGCGACAATAGGCGTGCTTTGGTCAGTCTCAAACATGACCGTGTAAGTCGAGCCGTTGAAAATTCCTGTACTAGGCATTTTATTCGTTGTTAGGGTTGTTTTGAATTCTATCGGAAATGAGCATGTTGATCAGCACATCCAAGTACCCAAACACTTTGTTGTCGGATTGTGTTGGCGTGATGTTGACCACTAGCTTAATAAAGGCGAGCAGTCCTAGGACCAACTCACCAAGGTTATCTGTAAACCAATCTGGTGTAATCATATCTATCGTGTTATTCTTACTGTGTAATCCTGGACGCTCACATACAAGCTGCGCTCTGCGCTTACCTCTGTGACTTCGTTGGTGTACTGGATGCTCTGTACAGTGACAGCGCCACCAGAGACACTCACGGTCTTGCTCTTTCGGTCTAGTGCAGCACGTACCTTGTCTGCCAAGTCGTTTGCTGCGGAATATGTAGAGGCTACGCTAAACAACTCCACTTGCGCTTCGTCAATTGGTGTGCCGTCTTTTGCATCTGATGGGCTGTTGCTCACTACAGAATAAACAATGTATGGCGCGTCAGCTCCCTCCACTGCAAGTTCTGGATAGATGCGGTTGGTGATGGCTGTGACATCGCTAGAGTCAAGCAACAAGGCGCGTATGGCTAGACCTACCTTCATTTCATGTAGCGTTCGTATTCCTTACGCAGCAAGCGCGTCTGGAGTTTCACCATTCGTTGTTGTGTTGCCTTCTTACTGCGCTCAAATACGCCTGTGTTTTGTGTGCGCTTTTTCTTGCCAAAGCTGTCACCACCTTCGACAATGTGCGCGAACCATCCATCTGAATACTTGCGCGTTTTACGTCTTGCAATGGTGTTTGTGCGTGGGCCAGAAAGTACCTTAGTTCGCTCTTTGTCTGGTTGCCAGATACCAATGCTTCGGCGCAGTTGGCCGCGTTTGATTTTAAGTCTTACATTTCCTTTGTGGCCTGTCTTTGGCCCTGGACCGCCTCCTGTTCGCTCATATACTTTAATGTCACGGTCAAAGTCTTTGATGTTGGCTCTGAGGCTATTGTTGTAAACCTCACCAACGCGCTCATTTATGCTGAGAAGGTTTTGAAAATCCTTCTCGCTCCAAAATGCAAGGCGCTGCAACTTTTTGTTGACCTCCTCCAATCCTTTAATTTCAACGCGTGCGCTAGACAAGCCTCCACCTGTGCTTGCACTTGTGCCTCTGCTGCGGTTGGCATTCATTGCCTGAGATAACCTACCCATCACTCAGAGACTACACGTTCAGTAACAAGGTGAAGCTCATTCTTGCGCCCTATCTCCTGAATGGCTAGAATGTTGTAGTACTCCGCGCCATACTTTACGCGGTCGCTTGCTGCAACTGTGCGTGTGGTGGAGCTGCTGCGGATGCGCCAGGTGACGCGGTTGATGCTGGTCTCTTGTTCCATCTGCACATTGCTGCTCGCGCTCTTATTGTCTAAGGCAGCCCACACAGTAGTCAAGTCAGTCCACGCGCCTGAAGGCTCGCCAAAGTCGTTGACAGCTGTGCCACGCTGTTGTAGCGTGATGCGACGATCCAAGAAACCTACATTCATTGCCGCATGTCGATTATGCGCTCGCTGCTCAAAAGGCTGCGCACGCTCATGGGCATCTCGGTTGCTATTGTGCCTGTGACAACGGCACGCCTGTTCTCGTACCAGTGTGTCACAAGCAACTTGGTGGCCACCTGTACACTTGCACTAGGTGCCTTTCCTGCCACACATGTAATGGTAACTGGTGTGGCGTTGTAATCTTCAAGGTCAGGCGTATCGTGAAAGCTGATACGCGTGGTGTTGTCAGTCAAAGTTTCAAAATAATACTTTGAAGCTGCAAGGGTCTGGGAGTCGCCATTGCTGTCAGAATATCTGACGGCTTGCACTCCTGTCACTGGACCAAAAGCAAGGGACGCGGTGCGCCACTGATTAAGGTAAAAGACTGTAGTTCCACCAGCTGCTAAGTGACGGTTGCAGTAGTCTGAGATATGAGCAGACGCAGCATCGAGCAAGGACGTAATGGTGGTGTCCTCGTCGCTGTGATCTACGCGCAAGAATTCTTTCATATCTGCTAGAGATACAATGTCAGTTCCTGTGGCGTATGCTGGCTTGCTTATAATCATATTAGAGAAAAAAAAGGAAGCCCAGCCCTATTGCCAGGCTTCCAAGTTTTGGTCAATTAGCTAAACTCCTGGATGTTGGCCAAGGCTCCTGCCTGACGCACATCCGTGTCGTAGAACTTGTTCACGTGCAAAGCAATCTGCGCTGTTCCTGCGTTGCTGTATGGGTCGACCAAAAGGTCGATGCCACCAAAGAATGCGAGAATCATTCCTTGTGCAAAGTCACCAAAGATGAGGTTGCCAGGAAGCGTCGTAGAGTCTGCTAGGTTAGGTGTGAAGAAGGTTTGGAACCCGTCAATGCTGTTGCCATCCATCACTGCTTTGATAGAATCAACTGCAGTTTCACCCTTGAGGATAGCCATGGCAGATGGAGAACCAACAAACGCACAGCGTGACAAGTCACCGCCTGCAGCCAAAACAGCCTTTTCCAAAGCTGTGATATCTGCATATCCAATGGCAGCGTCTTTGTCGCTTGTGTTAGCCGTGGCAGCCTTTGTAAATACAGCCTTGTCAATATGCTCATTGATACCAGCTGACAACTCACGTGCAATCAAAGCGTCAACCGATGGACCACCTTGCAACATCAATTGCTTGCTCCACAAAGTTCTGTTTGCAACCCGAATAGGATTCAGAGTCAAAGTGTCCATGTCAAGTCCAGAGGCAGCGTCTGCAGAAACTTCTGTTTCTTGTGTGGCGCCAGCCTTGGTTGACACGCGTGGGAACTGCAAGTTTGCAGATGCGTTGTTGATTGTAGTCACTCCAACGCGCTCGGCCATGGTTGGTGTGCGAAGAGCGTCGATGGCTCCTGGTACTTCAGTAGCTACAAAGCCAGAACCTGCACCAGGTGCAACAGCGCTAAACTCGTCAGCATCACCAATGCCACGGTACAACGCGCTGCCTGGAATACCAATCTGGCCAGACATGTTGAGGCCGCGTGACTGCATCTCGCGTGACGCTTCCTGTGCCCACTCAGCTTCAGCACCTTCCAAAGCCTTGCCAAAGCTGGCGGCTTGTACGGCACGGCTCAAAGAAAAGCTGCGGTTGATTTTGTTGATTTCCTTAACCTCGGTGACAGTCGTGCCGCCCATCTGGGCTTGACGTGCAATCATGTTTTCGTGGGCTTGGCGACGCTCAATCTTGGCGTCCAGACGCTCCACCTCGCGCTTTGCAAGGTCGGCCTCTTCTTGTTCGTTGTTGGACCAATCGCGGTTTTCTGTGTCAGCGACGTTGACCAACTCTTCAAAGCGATCAGCGTGCTTGGCACGTGTCGCCTTCATCTCGTTGAGATTCATGGTTGTTGTTGTTAAAATAGTTTCACTCTTTGTATCTGTGTCGGCCTCCGCTACTGCGATGGCTTCATCAATGTCAAGCTGTTGTTCACGCGCCTGTACCGTGGCGGCTGCGTATGCTGGATAGGTCACAGGTGACACATCCAACAACTGCCGCACCTTGTCAACGCTCCTTACCGTGCGCTCCTCGTTCCAGCTCTGGTCTTCAATGGTAAAGGCAAACGAAGACTGTGAGATGTCGCCACGCTTGACGCTCTCATAAAAATCTTTGGCATAGGACTGGTTACCTAGCTTAACGCGGTACTTCAAACCACGCTCGTCTGTTGACAGCTCTAGTGTGCCGTTCTCGGTACGTCCGAGAATCAAATTCGGGTCATGGTTAATGAGCGCACGCACGTCATTGGTCATGACGTCATCAAAGGCACCTGGCTTGATTACTTCGCGGAAATGTCCAAGGTCTGTTTCACTGTTGAATACAGCTGCATAGCCCTCCAAGACCATGTCGTCGCCTTCAGCGTCGCGCACCTCAATGGTGCCCATGGTCCGCTTCTCGGCTTCCTTATGCTGGTTGTTGTCCTCCATCGCTACTTACTTTGTCGCTGTACTCGCCTAGGCGGTCCAACGCGATTTGGTTGATTTGTACTGTGTGGGTGTCGCCACCTTCCACAGGGTTGAGGTTTTCTTTGCTGCGCACCTCGTTAATTGACACCACGCCACTAGTCAACATCTGTTGGTAGAAGTTAGTCCGTGCAGCTAGATCGCCACGGTACAAGTCGTCCATGCTAAACTTGCTGTAAATATTTGGGCGCTCAAATGACTGAATCAGCTTGCGGTCAATCTCCTGCTCAATGCGCTTTGCCCACGGTGCAATAGTGTGGCGTGCAAACTGCAAGTTTTGTTGCTCTACGTTGTTAAACGTCGATTGGCTCGGTAGTTGTACAAGCGACGTCGGTACGCTGTATATCCTGCATACCTCTTCCGCTTGGAACTTACGCGTCTCAATAAACTGCGCTTCATCTGGTGTAATTGTGATGCGCTGGTACTTAAAGCCAAAGGGCAACAGCTTTGTGCCAGCGTTCATTGCGCTTTGATTCCAGCTGTTTTGGATGACGTCCATCTGCTCTTTCCTCAATGGCTGGTCACTGGCCAGCACGCCCGTCATTTGTCCCTTTTGGCCGAAGTATTCGCTTCCAAAGTCCTGGGCTGCCTTTGCTAGTCCAAGGTTTTCACGGTGCAAGCGAATGGGCGACATGCGTCCCATCGCGCTAACCTCAAGCATATTGTCTTGAGTCACAGCGCCATAATCCTTAATCACAAAGACGCGCTCTCCATCTACCTCGCGTACATCTACATCGTAGTAAGACACTGGCACAAGGCGCTCTGCATAACCTCGCACGCTGCGCTCAATGATAGCGTAGCCGCATCCGTACATCAGAGCTGATGTCATGAGCGACTCCCAAAAATCGTAGGCGTTCTGCGATTCGTTTGGTGTGCTGGTGATCAGGCTATATGCTGGGTGAACATTTGCAATCTCCACGTTCCTGCCATCGCGCACGTAAATCTCTAGGCCTAGGCTGCTAATTGTGCTTGCAATCTTGTTGACGCAAGCATAGACAGCAGAGATAGCCAAGGCGCTTTGCTCCGTGACATTAACTCCACTGCGCACAATTGGGTTGATTCCCAACTCTGCTTCAAGCGTTTGGGAATTGTACTTCCCTACTCGATATCTAAATACGGACTTGAGGCGGTCTGCAAGTGTAGCCATGACCGTCAAGTATACGACGCTGCGACCTATAAGTTAAAGATTTCCAACATGATGTCATCATCATTTAATTGACAATGGTAGTACTCATTCATGGCAATGATTGACGCGATAACGCCATCAACTTTCTTGTTCTCGTGCCTCTCTTTGACGACGCGCTTATTTTCGTTGACGTCAGTGTAACAGACGGAGCAACCGACTTGCCAGCGCAAGCATCTGTTGCCATCGTGTTTCATGTTGTTGCGCATTACTTGCATCTCAAACTCCTTGGTCGGTCCATTCATCGTTGTGATGTTCTGGGCCATTGGTGACATCTCTACTCCGTCGGCTTCAAGCTTTGGAACTAGGTAGGCGCTGAAGCGTGGATCGTAGCCAATGGACTTGACCTTGTATTTGTCGCATTGCTCTTTGATGTACTGGTACACTATGTCGTAGTCCGTCACGTTGCCTGGTGTAATTGTGATGTCACCTTCACGCTGGAAGGCTAGGTAGTCAACGCCCGCGCTCAATTTCTTCGAGTGCGCTTTTTCCGAATTGACAAACTGATGCACCAGCAGATAAAAGCAATTAGCGATATTGTCACGGAAAAGTAACGCGAAGGCGGTAAGGTCTTGAGTACTTGCCAAATCGAGGCCAGCATAACACTCCAGCTCTGGAAGTAGGTCATAGGGTATCTGTGTTTGGCCTTGCATCCAGATGTCGTCTGGTATCCAGGCGGTTTCACTGCTAGTCCAAATGTTTAGGTGCAAGCGCAGGAAGCTGTTGACCATAGTAGGATTGGCCTTTGCATTCTGCACGGCTTGCTCAAAGTAGCTCTTGTGGCAAATGCTGCCATATCCTGGGTTTGCCTTCTTCCAAGTTTCTTCGTCTGTCCAGTCGTCCTCTATGTCTGCAGCGTACAGCACAGGTAGAAACGTCTCGTCTTGTATGGCACCGTCCCTGACCTTCTCCGCGTACTCGTGCATCTCGTAGCAGATAGATGCTCGGTCGTGTCCCGCTGTAGTCAATGCCATGACAAGCGGCTGGCGTCTAGATCCCGTTGAGGTAGTTAGTACGTCCCATAAATCTCTATTGGGCTGGGTGTGCAGCTCGTCAAAGATGACGGCATGACAGTTCAATCCGTGCTTGGTGTATGCCTCTGCGCTGATGCTCTTGTACCAGCTGCTCTTGTATTCAATTTGATTGCGCAGCACCTTGGCCCGTCGACGGAGGTGCTGGTTGTTTGCAATCATCTCTTGCGCAATGTTGAATACAATATTGGCTTGGCCTCTGTCTCCTGCTGCACTAATGACTTCCGCGCCAGGCTCGCCATCAGCAAACAACATGTAAAGAGCAATAGCAGCCGAGAGATTTGATTTGCCATTCTTACGCGGGATCTCCACGTAACAAGTCCTGTATCTACGCAGGCCGTGCTTATTCTTCCATCCAAATAGTGGTCGAATGATGTCATTCTTCTGCCAGTCCTCCAACAAAAACGGTTTACCTCCCAACTCGCCTTTGACATGCGTGCAGAATTTCTCTATGAAGTCGACAGCGCGATCCGCTGCAGCTTCGTCGAATGTGTAATCAGCTAAAGAATTCCGCTGTTTCATCTACAGGAGCCTTGCCCTCGCCAATCCAGTTCTCAAGTCGTGTGATGATGATTTGCTTTCTGTGGCGGGCTTCCTTCAGCTGCTGCCATTCTGGTCTCATGCGGTTCATCTGGTCGCCACTCTTTGTGGTCATCGTGTAGCATGTGCCGTAGGTGTTGCAATACCCTTGCAAGTCTTCCTCTTCGACTAGCACGCAAGCCAGCGTCCTAATCAATTCGGACTGTCCTGGTGTTAAGTCGGTGCGCTCCTGGTACTCGGCCATCAGCCGTGCAAGCGTTTCAATCTGTTTGTCTTTAATGCTCATTACCCAATTGGTTTTTTGTGCCCGCACTCCGCGCGAGACGGATGCTGGGATGTACAGGCGGTCTGTTATCATTTTTGCGATGGGCTACCCGGGTCGACAAACGCAGTGAGAGCGTGCAACAGCGCGTCCTCGCTTACTACTTTACCATTCAAGAACACCAGCCCATCGTCGAAGTAGGTGTTCGCAAACTGCAGCAGCCACAGGCCGTGGTATGTCCATGTCGGGTGCAGCTCACGCATGCCCACACGCATGCACTCATCGACCAGCGACAACACTGACTGTTGCCCACGCGGTATCTTGGACATGTAGCGCTTGACCTCAAGCAATACCACATGGCCTGCACGGTCGAACAACACTAGGTCCACGTCACTGCATAGCCAGCCCGTGCTGCTGTCTGGGCAGCGCTCACGTATCCAGTCGCTGAACCTGTGGTCCTCGTCCATCTTACGTGTGCGTGTCATTCGTAGCTGATGTATATCAAAGAGTCATAATAGTCGCCATAAGTCCAGCTCACTGATCCATCGTACCATGACGCTCTTTCGCACTCTTCCTCATGTGACAGCTCTTGCACATGGCCTGGAATGGCCCGCGCCAGAAGTCGCCACCCATGCGCACTGGTGTGATGTGGTCCACCACTGTGGCGCCCATCTCGCACTTGACACACACGGGATGATGTGCTAGGTATGTTAGTCTGAACTTGCGCCATTGTCTGCTATTGTATCGTGGGTCTTGTTGTCTTTGCCCGAACGCCACGGCTGTCTTCGTATGCCAGGGATTCCGTCTGTTCTTGTTCGATGATTTGAATGCCATGTCGTAGTACGTTGTAGACTCTTCTGGTGTCGTGGTAAAGCTCTACCTCGGTCGCTATCTCATTGCAGTGGTACAGTGCTGTGGCGTGGTCACGCTTGAAGCGTTGGCCAATGGCTGTGTATGTCATGTTCAGTTCACTGCGCATGACGTACATCATGACTGCACGCAGCTGCACGTACTGGCGCCTTCGTGTGCGTCCATAGATCTCGCCAAAGTCTAGATTCATGAGCTTGCAGTATTGCTTCGCTCGTTTGTCTATTAAGTCAGGTGTTGTTGTTAGATGTTCGCGCATCATGCCTATGATAAGTATGTAATGATTGTCAGTCCCTTGGATTATATTTCTCAACCTTTCGCTCAATTTCATTGCTCAAGGCGTTGAGTTCGCGCAGTGTCCAGCGCTTGGTTTCTCTGCTCTGTATGTGCATGCTCTGTGCTGTACCCTTGCCAAAGCGTTTGTCTATCTCTCGACCCATCAGCCACTGTCTGCCTTGGTTGAACATGTTGCAAGCCTTGCACTGTGGCAGCATGTTGTTGTATGCCCATCGTGTATTCATGTAACGCCTGGACATGAAGTGTCCGCATTGCATGTTCTTGTATGTGTCTCGTGTCTCGCATGTGGCGCATTGGATTAGTCCATCTTCTTCAATGTTCTTAGCTCGTATGTACTGACTCATCAGACGGTCTATCCGTGCCTTCATCTGCAGTAGTGGACTCTTGGCTCTCTTTCGTCGTTTGCGGCAAGTGGACCTGGCGCCAGTTTTCGACTTCTTCATATGTTTCTAGGTTGGTAGGTAGTGGAATATACCTGTCAAGCGTCTTACGTGGCGCTTTTATCTTGCCATCTGCCAACAACTCACGTGACAGCCTAGACCAGTCGACTGCAGCTGTCAAAGCTTCGTCCTTGCGCAACTGGTGTTGTTTCTCTCTCTGTGGTACGGTAATCTCCATTTCGTACTTCCTTACGCACTCAATCAGTGTCATTGTAGTGAAGGTGCTGTAGAGCTTGTATCTGCCTTGACGTATGTGCTTGAATGCCATCAGTATCTCCTCAAGTTTCAGCGATGGAAACACCTCAATGATGTCCTCAATGGCATTTTGTATATCTGTCTGGTCTTGAAAGGTGCGAGTTGCTCCAACCTGACGGATCAGGCGCTCTAATTCTGACAACAACAACAAGCGTACCTCTGGCTCTTGCGCCTTCAATGCTTTCTGTATAGGTAAACCACTGTGGAATGCTGTTTCCACTGTGTGCTTCGCCATCACTTCACGTGGTTCTTTTATTAGCCCAGTCAAGTGCTTGTTTTGCGTCAAGGTTAGGCCGTTGGCCATTCTTGTGTTCTCTAATTGGGAAAAATCCTTGCCAGCCATATTCGATAGATTGATTTATGATTTTTTTTGCCTTGATCCAGTCACCAGCTGATAGCTGATTAAGTTTGTTGATGCCTTGCTGTTGCGCTCGATGTGAGTACGAGCCTTTTTTAAAGTGGTTGCGTTCTTCTTTCCAGACCTTCCATGTTTGTGCGAAATCGTCTACATCATTGAAAGGAACTGACAACACCTCTTTTGTTTTAACTGTGTTATTCTCTTTGTTATTACTTTTCTTTATAGGTGGACATGGTGTCCACCCTTCCTGGACATGATGTCTACCCTTCATGGACATGGTGTCTAGGGTGGTGGACATGGTGTCTATAGACATGATGTCTACCCTTGGCATTTGGCCTGTGCTTCTCAGCACCCTTCTGACGCCTTTTTTGCCAATCTCAATGACGCCCAACTCTTCTAGGCGTTTGATGACACGTGACACGTTGCGTACGCTTATTCCAAGCTCCTCAGCGGCTTGCTGGTTCGTCTTGTAATAGCTACTGCCAGCACCCGTAAAAGAATCGATTTCAGCCCACAAGACACGCTCTACAGCAGTCAAGTGAGATTCAAGCCAAATCTCGCGAGGTATCCAGATGCCTTTAAAAGCTCGTTCCGTCATTGTAATCGCGTTGCCAAAACATCTCTTGTGCTTCTACCATCTCGTGGATCGTCTGGTTA